ATAAAGCGCAACAGAATATTTATGAAATAGAAAATAAATTAAAAGATATATTAAATCAATAAAAAAATGTCAAACTTCGGTGAAATAAAATCAAAAATGTTAACTAAGTTAACTGAATCTTATAACTCAGGAAATAAAAATGAGTTAAAAGACCTAATCACAAAATTAAAATCAAACCAAAATTTGGTTGATGTTCATAATTTCTATGAAGAAATGGAAAATATGTATTTCTCAAATAAAGATTTAGCAAAAGTATATGTTGAAACTTTAGAACCATATTTTATTAATAGAATGAAATTAATCGCGGGTGACTGTAAAGATTTAAATAAATTATTAAAGGATGTGGTTTCTGAAAGTAATGAACTATATGAATGTTTAGATATTTTATCTGAAGATAATAACATTCATAATATCTCTAAAAAGATTAACGCAAGAGAAAATTTTATTAAATTTCTAACAACAAAAAAATCCGTTAAGAAAGAAGAATCAACTGTTCAATTTGAAAACCACACTTTATTAAACACAGTATTGGTGGGTAACTTTAATACTAAATTTACAGATTTTTTAAATGAAGAACAAAAAGAAACATTTAGTAAAATTATGTCAATGTCAAATGAAGAATTAATTAATGAAATGAGTTTGGCTAGAACTGAACTTAATTCAAAAATTGAAAACTTATTAGGTGAGTCAACTGATGATGTGATGGTTGAAAAACTAAAAAAGGTTAAAATTGATATAAATGAATCGGAAATAACAAAATATAATTACTACAAACTTACTGAACTTAAAAACGGATTAATTGTTTAATTATCTTAACCATCACAAACTTATTGTTTTTATTTAATTTTCTTATTTAAAAAAATTATTTTGTTTTACTAAATTTATTGTGTATAATTTATACACACCATAAATTATGTAAGTATGAAAATAAAAAATGAAAAAAGGAAAATTTATAACGATTGGTGTCCACAACAACGTTAAATTAGGATATGGTACAGTTGATTTTAAGAATTTAAAAACAATATACGTCCAATTAAATTCATGGACACAACCATTGGAAGAAAATTGTGACTTTGATAAAATAATATTAAAGTCAAGAAGAAAAATAAAAGAAAATATCTATACATTGAATTCTGAGTTTTTTAAACCAGAATCTATTGTTGATTTAGATATAAAAACAAATGGAATAAAGACAAATAAAAAGTCTTTCATGGATTTGGAAATAACATTATATGTTACCAAACAATTTGATGTTAGGTCAAATGAAGTAAAAGATACCATATTCAATCTATCAAAAAATATAATAGATACCATTCTCACAGAGAAAAGTTTATTTAATTTCTTCGAAAATAAGAATTAATCACACATTCGGATATTTATTAATATGGAAAAAGAGTATACGTTTAAAGACGGTAGAAAATTATTAATAGAATACGACGCTGGTTATATATCTCCAAAAGATAATCAAAGGATTTTATCCGAGATGAAAGATTTAGATTTCTCTCAGGATTTAATTCTTTTTGCTGTTTTACAAAAATATGATACACCGAATAAAAACGGTAGAATATATCCTGAAGCAATTCTAAAAAGAGAAAACGAAAAGTATCAAACTCTTATTAAAAAAGGTAGTGCGTTAAATGAATTAAACCACCCCACATCCTCACTTATTGATTTGGATAGAGTTTCACATTCTATCCTTGAAACGTGGTGGGATGGTCAGATGTTAATGGGTAAAATAAAATTATTCACATCTCCGGGTTGGAAAAAAATGGGAATAGTAAGTACTAAAGGTGACCAAGCCGCAATGTTATTGATGAATGGTGCGACTCTTGGTATATCATCTAGAGGTGTTGGTTCACTTAAAAATGTTAAAGGACAAAACATAGTACAAGAAGATTATGAAATCGTATGTTTTGACTTAGTATCCTCCCCATCAACTCCGGGAGCCTATATATTTAGTGACCTAAAAGATAGAGACCAGTATCAAGAATCCATCCAAGAACAACCTAAAGATATGGATAAAATGAAAAATCTAATGAATAAATTAGATTCTTTTCTTAGTAAATAATTATTTTTTTAAATTATAATGTTATAAAATGTATTTTTTTACATTAACGTAATATTTATATAAAATAAATTTCCAAAATGAACGAAAAATCAATTTTAGAACAAGCGTTACTTCAAGTACAAACTCTTGAAGAGGCAGTAAAAGCAAATGCAAAAGGTATACTTGCTTCAACCATGAAACAAGAACTAAACGATTTGTTAAAAGAATCTATGGAAGATGAGGAGATGGATGTTGAAGAACAACCTGAACCTAAAGAAAAGACAGCAGATGATATGTCGGATGATTCCGATAATGAAGAAGGTCTTGATAACGATGAGTCAGAAGATTCTGACGATGATACATCAAAAGACATCGATTCGATGGATTCAGATGATACCGATATGGAAGATATGGAAGACATGGACATGGATAACATGGATATGGACAACATGGACGATACTGATATGGGTGGAGATGATGACGTTGTTGATATGTCTTCAGCAAGTGATTCAGAAGTTTTAAAAATATTTAAAGCTATGAGTCCTGAAGATGGTATTATTGTTAAGAAAGACGGTGACGACATCGAATTCTCAGATGGCGATAATGAATATATCATTAAGTTAGATGATGAAGACGGAATGGAGGAAGGTCCAGTTTTTGAAGGTTGGCAAGATGAAATTTCCGAATATGATTCGACCGGTAATGAATCATCTAAAGGTAATCGTTCATTAATTAAGTCTATTTGGGGACGTTATTTTGATGAAATATCTAACGAAATTGACCCATCAGATTTTGGAGACGCATATGACTTCGCTGAAAACTTTTTATCTTATATGGTCGAAAAAGCTGTTTCTGATAATCTTATATCACAAAAAGAATCAGACAGAACCATTGAGAAAATGAAAGACATGTACGATGAAAACCTTATTGATATGTACGGAAAACCTGACGACGATGATGATGACGACGACGACGATTTCGATGACGACGATGAAGAAATTGTATACGAAATTGAACTTGATGGTGATGACTCAGATGATAACGCTAAAGAGGAAGAAATGGAAGAATCGGCACGTACAATAGGTAATGGTTACCATGGTGGAATCAAAAGTAAAACCATGTACAAAGCTGGAAATAAACGTGATGAAATTAACGAAGAAGTTTCTAAACTTAGAAAACAAAACGGAGAATACAAGAAAGCTCTTGTTCTATTCAAAGAAAAGTTAAACGAAGTTGCAGTATTCAACGCTAATTTAGCTTACGCTACTCGTTTGTTTACTGAATCATCAACAACCAGACAAGAAAAGTTAAATATCTTAAAAAGATTCGACACAATCTCAACCTTGAAAGAATCTAAAAATTTGTATAGTACAATTAAAACCGAATTAGGAACTAAAAAACCAATTTCTGAATCGGTGGTTGAGAAAATCACATCCGCACCAAGTTCAAGTTCAACTCAGGTTCTTTCAGAAGCTAAAGCATATGAAAATCCTCAGTTCAAAAGAATGAAAGATTTGATGCAAAAAATAAAATAATAAATAAAAATTTAAAACAAACACAAAATGGGAGCATTATTAGAATCAGGTATGGTTGGTAACATTGGGTTAAAACACCTTAGAGTTATCAAAGAAGATACCATTAGAAAATGGGACGACCTAGGATTCCTAGAGGGTCTTGGAGGTCACCAAAAAGATAATATCGCGCAGTTATACGAAAACCAAGCGTCATATTTGATAAACGAAGCAGCCGTAGCAGATGCATCAGGTTCATTTGAAACTGTTGTATTCCCTATCATCAGACGTGTATTCTCTAAATTATTAGCGAATGACATCGTATCAGTACAAGCAATGAACTTACCAATTGGTAAATTGTTCTTCTTCGTACCTAAAATCCAAGATAGAAAAACTGCAGATAATTCACACTTCTCTCCTTACGGATACCCAAGTGCACAAGCTGACCCAAATAGTGGTTATACAGGTAGTAACTTGTACGACCGTTTCTACGAAGGTAGTGATGCTAACGACCAAGGATTGTTTGATTACTCAAAAGGTAAATTCACTTCACGAGGATTAGCAGAAGCAGCATTGTTCACATCGTTTACTGCAGGTGTTGCCGGTAATGATACATCTATTACATCAGCTAGTACTGTAACATCATTATCAAATGTTATCTTAAAACTTTCTGGTTTCACATCAGGTGGAGCTGGTAAATTATTAGGTATTAACGGTAACGAAATGGATACTGAAGAGTTTTTAGCTTCATTAAACATTTCTTGTGATAAACTTAGTGGTCACACTTCAAACTATACTGCGTTACCTTTCCACGTAGTAACACAAAAATATGGTAAAGGAATTGTTGAATACGGAGCTAAAGCTGGTGGAGCAACTGCACAATACTACGATGTATGTGACCAAGATGGTTTCATCTATGTTGAAGTTGATTTACAAAAATACAGTGCAACTGCAGGTTTCTCAAATTTCACAGTAACAGGTACAACTAGTTTAGGTAAAGGTGATTTCGCAACAACATATCGTTTATATGAAACATTAGAGTTCGAAGAAGAAATCGGTGAAGTATCTTTTGATTTACAATCAGTAACAGTTTCTGTAACTGAAAGAAAATTAAGAGCTAGCTGGTCTCCTGAATTGGCTCAAGACGTTTCTGCATTCCACAACATCGATGCTGAAGCTGAATTAACAGCTTTATTATCTGAGCAAGTTGCAGCAGAAATTGACCGTGAAATTTTACGTGACTTACGTAAAGGTGCGGCTTGGAAAACTAAATGGGATTACAATGAGTGGAAATACGGTGGAAACGCTGGAGCTACATTACAAGGTTACACTCAAAAAGACTGGAACCAAACATTGGTAACTAAAATTAACCAATTATCTGCTCAAATCCATAAAACTACTTTAAGAGGTGGAGCTAACTGGATTGTTGTTTCTTCTGA